GAACCCGCCCGGCCTCGGCCACCGCGCCAGGAACCTCTCCAGCACGGGCCTCACCTGCCGGTGGCTCGTCACCTGGAGCATCACGCTCGCCACCCCCACCGCCCACGGGTCCCCCGCCAGCGGCTCCTGCACCAGCATCATCGGAGAACCACCCGAGGATCTCCCAGTCGAGCAGCGATATGACCTCTCTCCCATTCACCCTGCTCCTGTGGCCGGCGCCGAACGGCGGGAACAGGATCCTCACCCCGGGCCTCAGCTCTGGGATCCGGCACGTCGGCCCGACCGAGATGACGGTCCCGGTCACCCTGAACGGCGTCTCCCGCCGCGGCACCACGAGGCCATGGCGCCCCGTCACCGTCTCGACCACCGGGTCTACCTCGGCCGTCACGTAGTTGTTCAGCGAGATCAGCTCCAACGCTCGATCCTCCTCGCGACCATCTCGAGGATCCTCTCCATGGACTCGTCGGCCGGCCCGCGGACGAACCTGGCCGCCGGGCGGCCGCGGCTCCGGTACGAGTACGCGCGCACCGGCACCGATCTCCCGTTGACCCTGCGGACGTGGGCGCGCACCCGCACCTCTCCCGGGCGGGTGCCGAGCTCCACGAAGGAGGCGTACGGCGCGCGGTACCTCACCTCGAACCCGTCCGGGATCTCCCGGCCGGAGCCGGATCTGGCGAGGTCATCGGAGATCCGGGACGCCATGTCCCTGCTGCGGCGCAGCGTCTCGCGCCCGACCTCGCGGAGGGCGTCCAGCGCCGCGCGCTCGACCGTCTCAAGAAGGTCCACGGATAAATTATATCATCATTGAGAGCCGAGGCCGAGGGTCCCCATGGGGTCTGCCCGCCTGTAGCTCGCCTCGACGGACTCGTCGGCCGGGGACGGCATGGGCGGCGGCGGCGCCATCCCCTGCGCGGCGAGCATCTGCGCGTTCTGCTCCTCTCTGGACGGCACCCGCCCGTAGAACGAGAACGTCTTGGTCTCGGCGTCGAACCGGACCCCGAACCCCATCCCGACCATCATCTGCGCGATCCCGGCGCGCGCCTGCAGGACCTGCAGCTCGACCAGCTCGTGCGCCTCCTCGGGGGTCTTGATCACGAGGCGCCAGTCGTGCACGCCGAGGGACCGCGCCAGCCTCGGGAAGACCTCCGTGTGGTAGCTTCGCTGCGCGCCCTCGACGACCCGGCTCATCACCGCCAGCTGCTGGCTCTCGCTGTTGAGCCCGCCGACCCCCTCGGTCGACTGCATCCAGATCTGCGAGACGCCGTAGACGCCGGCGATCCGCTCCCGGATCTCGTCGCGCACCGGCAGGTAGTCCAGCTCGTCCAGGGAGTACGCGAACCGCACGAACTCCATCCGGCCCTGCCCGGTCTTCGACGCGATCGCGACCCATGGGATGTAGTGCGGGTCCTGCTGCATCCGGGCCTCGATCTCGGCCTTGCCGGCATTGAACGAGACCACGTCGTCGGTGGTGACCGCGATCACCCCCTGCGGGACCCTGCGCTCGTAGAAGTAGTCGTAGAGGTAGCGGTCCATCCCGATCAGGGTCAGGGCCTTCTCGTAGATGCTCAGGATGGGCGGGTACCCGTAGGTCTCGGACGGGCTGTAGCGCGACCAGTGGATCACCTCGTCGCGCAGCAGGTAGAGCTCCCCCGGCCTCCCCTGGCCCGGGGCGCTCTCGCTGTAGCGGTAGTAGACCGGGTACGTCATGAGCCCGCACTGCGGGCAGACGCCCCTCCACTCGACGTCCCAGTCCTCGTCCGGCGGGACGTCCAGCACGACGTCGCGGTGGAGCACGCAGACGTGGTGCGCCTGCCCGGGGAGGCCGCGCGTGTCCATGTCGATCTCGACCAGCGACGGGTCCAGCCTGAAGATCTGGATCACGGTCTCCCTCGGCCGGTGCCTCGGGTTGAACGGGTCAGCGGCGAACCGCTCCAGCTCCTCGTCGGTCACGGAGTACCGCTTCCGCAGGTAGATGAAGGCGTCGTCGATGATGTTGATGTCGTCCTCGCACGCCCTGAGGATCGACTCGAGCGACTGCCCGAAGTAGTTCGCGCGGTCGACGAGGCCGGAGATCCGCCTGATCTCCTCGCGGTCCGGGCGCCGCAGCCTGGTGGGCTCCCCGGAGCAGTGGCAGACGTACCGCATCTCCTTGGCCTCGAGCTCGGAATACGTCTCGTCGCACTCGTCGCACTTGAACTCGAACGCCGGCTCCCACGTCAGGCCGCGCCTGAAGATCTCGTTCCGCAGGTGGGTGATCGCGGTCCGTATGTCCGCGTTGTTCATCGCGATCGTGTACAGGTCGAGCAGCCTGCGCCGCTCCGCGATGTACTGGCGCCGCCCCTTGATCCCGTAGTCGCTGATCCCGACGATCCCGCCGGTGGCCGACCGCGCCGTCGCCGCCTTGAAGAGGCTCGACTCCATGCGCTCGCGCGCGATCGCGTCGCGCACCACCATCGCGTGGAGGGACCGCGGGCCGCCGCGCGCGATCACCTCGTCGAGGAACCGCTCGATGCCCTCATCGCCCGCCTGGGCGGCCTCCCCGCGGTTGCCCGTTACGATCGACCGCAGCGAGTCAAACAGCGACATCCTGGGCCTCCAGGCGCGCCAGAACGTAATCGCTCGACATGATCAGGCACCGCACGACGCCGTCGTCGCTCTCCGGGTCGAGGAACGCCCACCGGCCGCCCTGCCACTCGGCGTACAGCACGACGTCGCCCTCCCGGATGCCGACCAGCTCCGGGACCATGGGCGCGGTCGCGAGCACCGTCCCGAACACCGCGTGCGACGCCGGCGGCACCACCAGCCCGTCGCGTCCGGAGCGGTCCAGGTGCTCCCTGATGGCGACGTAGTCGCCCGTCAGCCTGAGCGAAGAGAACGGGCGCTCGACCCGCACGTACCCGCTAAGCTTGATCCCTCTCACCGTGGCCCTCCCGTCTCTCCCTGCGGCGGCGCACCGCGTCCGCCAGCGGGCCGCTCATGGTCTCCTCGGTCGGCAGCGGCGCCCCGCGCGGGGCGCGCGCACGAGCCTCCCTGAGCGGCGCGAGCTCCGCCTCGACGGCGCGCTCGGACCACCCGCAGCCGCGCAGGATGCGCGCGATCTCCTCCTCGTCCAGCGAGTGCAGCGGGTACAGCCGCTCCCACCGGTTCACGTCTCGCCCACCTCGGCGCGCTGGCGCCAGAAGTCGATCAGCTCCTCGAGGACGCGGAGCCCGTCGAGGAACTCCTCCTCGGAGATCCCGGACTGCCCGGCCCAGTCGGTGAACGCCCGGCGGATGGACTCGTACCGCTCGGCCTTCTCAAGGGCCCGCGAGCGCACCGTGGTCGCGTGATTCAGCGGTCTCTCGCGGTTGATGTATATCGGCATCCACCCTCCTCCGTCAAGATCATACGCCGGGGATCGCCGGCGCGAAACCGCCGCTCAGCCAGGCGAGGCTCGCCGCGCGGCGGCCGAACACCTCCTGCGCGTTCCCGAGCACCTCGAACACTGGCCCGTCCTCGGCGGCCCTGATCATCAGGGCGATCGACCAGAACGCGTCCCCGTGGCCGTCCGAGGTCTCCAGGGCGCGCAGGTCCTTGGTGACCGCCGAGATCTGGCGGACCTGCCGGTCGTCGTCCAGCAGGATGATCCCGGGGTCGTCCTCTCCGGCGAAGAACCGCGCCTCCGCGGAGAGGGCCAGCTGCGCCTTGGTCCGCGAGCTGAAGTGCAGGCCGATGGCGCGCCTGGTCAGGTCGCGGTCCGACAGCTCCGCGCGCGTGGCGTCGTAGTAGAACCGCCGCACGTTGAAGTGCTCGATCAGCCGCCGCACGTGGTGCGCCTGCTGCCGGTAGTCCATCCCGTCGAGGAACTCCTGGTAGATCTGGACCACGTCCCCGGTCGGCATCAGCGCCCCGATGGACACGTGGCTCGGGTGGCGCGATTTCCCGACGTCCATGCCGCCGTAGGTCCCGAGGATCCCCGAGGGCTCGAACGGCTCGTCGAGCGAGAACGGCCGCAGCCTGGGGTCCACGCACGACCGGATCACCTCGGCCGGTATCAGGCTGTCCACCGCCATGTACGGGACCAGGAGGTACTCGACCTGGTACGCGGTCGGCCCGACGCGGCGCCTGGTGCGCTCGAGCCGCGCCCGGTCGAACTTCTCGGGCCACAGGGTCTCCCCGCCGTCCAGCTCGGCCGGGAAGCGCGCCCAGTAGTACTGCTCGTTCGCCCTGAGCCGGTAGAGCGTGTCCTCGTAGGACTGCGGCGTCCCGATCACGATCAGGCTGTCCGACTCGTCCGGCAGGGACTCGAGCGACTGCCGGAAGACCGCGTCGATCCGCTTCACCTGGCTCATCTCGAGCGGGTTCGCGAAGTCCGACAGGATGTCGTCGCATACCAGGAACCTCGGGTGCAGGCCGCGGACGTTCGCGAACACGCCGTGGGCGTCCATCTTCCCGCGCCACGCGTGGCCGTCGCCGAAGGAGACCTCGTAGTCCAGGACCGACTCCGCGAGCGGCTTGCGGTCGCGCCAGAACCTGCAGTACGGGTTCGCGTCGATCAGCGACTTGATCTTCTCGACGTGCTCCGCGGCCAGCTGCTCCTTGAACGAGATCACGAGGCCGTCGACGTCCTCGGCGGCCCTGAAGAGCTTCCAGAAGGAGAACGCGTGGTTCAGCACGGTGGACTTGAGGTGGGCGCGCGGCGCCAGGATGCAGACCCGCGGGTGCCGCTGGGCGATGTCCGCCCAGACGTAGTGGACCCGCCCCAGCGAGAACTCGTGCATCCGGCCGTCCGCCATCCGGAACCTCCTCCCGGCGAACGACTCCGAGAAGACGTTCATCAGAAAGAAGGGAAACGACGCCTGGGCCGCCCGTATCACCGCCCACTCGCGCGGCGTGAACGGCTCACTCGTCCTCGTCGTCGACGACGATCGCGTTGCCATCTATCACCGCACCCACGGGCCTGATGTTGGACGCGCCGTAGCGCTCGGCGATCTCCTGGTCGCCGAACCCCGGCGGCAGCCGCCGGCGGAACTCGTCGGACACGCGCTCGATCAGCTCCTCCAGGGACGCGCGGTCCTCCTCCCGGGAGCGGTCCGCCCGCGCGGCCGCGCCCTCGGCGTACACCCGCATGACGTCCACGCCCTGCACCCGCACCGCCAGGTTCGAGCACCGCTCCGCCCAGTCGAACGCCCGCCCGTACCACCGCCACAGCTCCCTCTCCCGCCGCAGGCGCTCCGGGGAGGAGATGTCCGGGTCCGACACCGCCTCCTCGAGCTCGGCGATCTTGCTCAGCGCCTCGCACGAGAGGTCCCTCATGATCGCGAACGCGTTGAAGTCCCGCGCCGCCTCCTCGTACCTGCGGCGCAGCCACCGGTGCGCCACCGCCGGCAGGTGGAGGTCCGCCGGCGCCCCGCGGAGGCCCTCGGAGATCATCGAGTAGGTGAGGTCGTCGTGCCCGAGGCGCCTGGCCCTGGCGAGGATCTCGCCGATCGAGCGGTGCGCGAGCCGCATCTCGACGGCCTCCCCCCAGAACGGGTGGTCCATGTCGAACCTCCGCGGCTCGTGCTCCGGTAGCGCCGTCATGCATCCACCCTCAGGAGGGGACGTACCCCAGCTCGGCGGCCGTCGAGACCAGCGCGCGGACGAACTCCAGCGGGGACCCCCAGCCGCGCGACCGCCGCGGGTCCGACATGAGGCTCAGCGTCCAGAACGCCCCCTGCGCGAACGCGAGCAGCGCGCGCCAGCTCAGGGGCTCCCCGTTCGCGAAGATCCTCCGCTCGAGCTCCATGTAGTCGTCGTACAGCCCGACGTCCAGCGCCGGCAGCCCGCCGCCGGCGATGGCCCGCTCGGC